TAATTCTAAATTATTTAGAGAAACAGGGGATTTCTATATGAAAAATAAATATTATACTCCAGACCCCTGGGGTTCTCCTTCTTGGTATGAATTCTGGGAAGAAGAACGAAAAAGATGTTTATTTGGATATTCTGTAGGAGGGGCTAAAATTACAGGGGAACATTATCACTATCTAAATTATTGTCCAATTCAAAAAGTAGATATTTATAATTCAAGAGGAAGAAAAGCAGCTAAAATAGAAGGTTTTCCTGACTTTTGGGATGGTGATTATAATTACTTTTGGATTAGGGAAATAGCAAGAAATGGAATTTTAGATTGCTTAAATATTCCACTTGAAGAACAAAATATTATCTTATCCTTAGAAGAAAAAGAAAAAGAGAAAGAATTTCTTGCTTTATATAATAAGTTGTTTCTTTTATATTCTCCAGTTCCTTCTAATTTAGAGGGAGGAAAAGACCTAATCATTGGAAAATCAAGACGAAAAGGTTTTTCATATAAAAACGCATCAGTAGCTGTATTAAATTTTTTTCATAGATACAAGTCTTATACCATGTTAATGGCTTATGAAAAGAAATATTTGTATCCTGGTATAAAAACCATATTTGGAAAATGTCAAAGTTATATTAATTTTATTAATAGTAACACAGGTTGGAGAACACCCTCTGATTATATTAATAATGCTTCACATATAAAAGCTTCTTACAAACAATATCAAAATGGTGTTGAAGTAGAAAAAGGTTTATTATCAGAAATAGAAGCTATATCTTTTAAGGATAATCCAAGTGCAGGTAGAGGTGCAGATACCTATGATATTATTGGAGAAGAAGTAGGAGCTTGGGGAACACCAGGTGGATTAAAAAATACTATTGCAGCTATGAGATCTTCTTCAGAAGCTGGTCTCTTTAAAACAGGTATGATAACCTTATTTGGTACATCAGGAGAACTAGAATCAGGAACTGTTGACTTTGCAGACTTATTTAAAAGACCTGAAGCTAATGGATTTATGGCTTTTTATGACATATGGGGAGATTATAGAGAAAAGAAAGAAGGTTTCTTCTTCCCAAGAAATCTTAATATGGAGGGTTTTTATGATGAACAAGGAAACTCTGCTTTAGAGGAAGCAAAGAAGTTTGAATTAAATGCAAGAGCTACTTTAATAAAGAATGGTGCTACTTCTGTAGAAATTAAACAAAGGATGCAAGAAGAGCCTTTAAACTCTTCAGAAGCCTTCTCAATGGTATCTAGAAACACTTTTCCTGTAGTAGAATTACAAGCTCGCTTAAACAAAGTAGAAGCTACTAAAAGCTATGAAAAGAAAGCTATTCCTGTCCAGTTTTACAGAGAACAAGGAAAGGTAAAAGCAAAAGTAATTTTAAATGGTTCTGTTTGTCCTATAAACTCTTTTAAAGATGTACCTTTGGATTTAAAAGGCTGTCCTGTAATATATGAGTTTCCTTCTTCAAATCCTCCTAGAGGATTGTATAAGATAGGATATGACCCTATTAGACAAGACCAAGGTTCCTCTTTAGCTGCTATAATTGTATACAAAGGTGTAGAGAAAGGTTCTTATAACCATGATAACATAGTAGCAGAATATATAGGAAGACTTGAGAATCCTGATGAAATAGATGAAATAGCAGAATATTTTGCTGACTTCTTTAATACTCAAATCATGCATGAAAATGAGTGTGTAGGAGTAAAAAATTATTTTAGAAGAAAGAAAAGAATGGGATTACTAGCAATTCAACCTGATGCAGTTATCTCAAAGAATGTAAAAAATAGTAAAGTAAGTAGAATTGTAGGATGTCATATGACTCCTCAATTAAAAGATGCTGGTGAAAGATATATCAAAACCTGGCTTACAACTGTGTTAGATTATGATATAGAAGGAAATCCTATAACTGTAATTGATAGAATTGATTCTAGAAGACTTTTAGAAGAGCTTATTAGTTACTATAGAGAAGGCAACTTTGACTTAATATCTGCATTAATAATGTGTTTATTTCAAGTTCAAGAAGAATCTCTTAATACAGAATACGATGAAGAAAAAACAGATGATAGGATTAGTCAATTAAATAATTTAGTAAAAACAATGTACAAAAAAAATGGACAGTAAAAAAACAGAACAGAATGAAATGCTCACTTATTCTCAAAAAAAGGCAAATAAGCATAAATGGTATAAGGATAAGACTGAGGAAATTGAAAGTTGTAGAGATTACAAAGAAGAGAAAGATATTATCATTAACTTCAATCTAATGAATGATATTATAGATAAAGAAGATTTTAATTATCTTATTAAACCTTATGGAGAAGAGTTGGGAGAGTTACCAGCTAACTTTAAAAATGTAAATATAATTTCTACAAAGGTGAGAACCATACTAGGATTAGAAAAGAAAAGACCTTTTGAATGGCATGTATTAGCCACTAATCCCGAAGCAACTACTAGAAAGGAGCAAGAAGAAACAGATAGAATTAAACAATATGTGATTAATAGCATTGTTGCTCCTATACGAAAAAAGATTGAAGAACGAGTTCTTTCTCAAACACAAGGCAGAGAGCTTACTCCTGAAGAGCAAGAACAGATTCAACAACAAATTGAGCAAGAGACTCAAACTATGACACCTGAAGAGGTTAAGGTTTATATGCAAAGAAAACATCAAGACCCTGCTGAAATGCTGTGTAATCAATTATTAGAATTTCTTTTAAGAGATACTAATTTTAAATTCAAAGCAGAGAAAGCTTTTGAAAATGGATTAATAGGAAGGAGAGCTATTCTTTATGTAGGAATAATGAACAATGAACCTGCTATTTGGAATGTTAATCCTGCTAGATTCTACTTTGAGAAAGATCCTGATAATCCTTTTATAGAGGATTCTGAACATGCTGTATGTGAATATAGAATGCAACCTTCTGATGTTATTAAATTCTTTGGAGAAGAACTAAGTAAAGATGAGATTGAAAGATTGTATCAACCAGTTGGAGTAAACCTAGATCAAAGGGTTATAAGTTGGCTAGAGAAAGATGATTCTCCTGACTTTTATACTCCTGGTGATGGAAACTCTATTATTGTTAAACACTATGTTTGGAAGTCTTTAAGAAAAATTGGATTCCTTACCTATCTTGATGAAGAAGGCAATGAAGCAGAGACTATAGTTAGTGAAGACTACACTATAAACAAAGAAATGGGGGATATTGAATTGGTATGGAAATGGATCCCTGAGGTATATGAAACTTGGAAAATAGGAGAAGACATCTATTTAAGAATGAGACCACTTCCTGGACAGTTTAAAGATTTTGATACCTTGTACAGATGTAAACTACCTTATTATGGGGTAGATTTTGGTATCTCAATAGTAGATATGCTTAAAACATATCAATACTTGTTTGATGTTATAATGTATAAGATAGAACTTCTTTTATCTTCTGATAAGGGTAAAAAGCTTTTGATGAATATTAATGCTGTTCCTAATTCTAAAGATTTTAATCTTCAGAAATGGCAACATTATTTTGAAGCTACTCCTTTCTCATTTTTTGATACTTCAGAAGAAGGACAAGTTTATTCTGATGCTAATACTATTGCAAAGGTTTTAGATATGTCTTTAACCTCAGATATCAAACAATATATTGAATTAGCAGAGTATATTAGAAGTTTAGCAGGAAAAGCAATTGGAGTCTCTGACCAAATGGAAGGACAAATAGCAGAAAGAGAAGCAGTAGGAAATGTAAAGAATGTTTTAGCAGCTAATTCCAATATCTTAGAGCCTTTCTTCAACTTACATAGTCTTTTTAAAAGAAATATTATTGAAGCTTTAATTGAGACTGCTAAAGTAGCATATAGAAAATCAAAAAATTTGAAGCTTGTTTATATGCTTGATGATATGTCTCAACAGATTTTAGATGTAGATGTAGATCTTTTAGAAAACTCAACATTTGGATTATATGTTTCTAACTCTACTAAAGCATCTGAAGTAAAAGAGTTGATAAACAATTTAGCCCAACAAGCTTTACAATACCAAAAAGTTGAATTCTCAGATATTATTACTGTTGTAGAACAAGATAGTATTATTGAAGCTAAAGAAGCTCTGAAAGCTTCTGAAGAAAGAAGAAGAGCTTTTGAAGAAAAACTAGAGTTGTTAAAACAAGAGGCTGCTAAAGAAGAATCTGAAAAAGCCAGACAGTTTCAAAGAGAAGCTTTTGATATGGAAAAGGAACTTGTTATTCTCAAGGAAGAAGAACGCAGAAAAACAGAAGTTGTTAAAGCAGCTATTACAGGTGCTTCTTTTAATCCTGATGCTGATACGGATAGAGATGGAGAAAATGATTTTATAGAGATAGCAAAACAACAATTAAAAGAAATGGAAACTAAAAACAAGCAATCTTTAGAAGAGAGAAAATTTGCTCATCAAGTGGAATTTGATAAGCAAAAACTGGAAAATGAGAAGAAAAAATTAGAAATACAGAAGTCTAAGAGTGAATCAAAGAATAAATAGCTATTAGCTTCAAATTAAAAATAATTAAGTTTAAAACTATATTATAGTTAAAAAAAATGTTAATTTTGTAAAAATTTAAAAAATGAGTAAAGAAAAAGAAAGAATTAAAATTAGTGACGTGTCTGAATTTTTTGAACAAACTAGTGAAGAAAAAATAGATAAATTTTTTGAAGATGAAGATGAAGACATAGGCTCTATAGAAGAGGATGAAGAAAAAGATCCTGATGAAAAAGAAAAGAAAGAAGATTCTAAAAAAAGTAAAAAGAACGAAGAAGAAGAAGAAATCTTCAGCGATGAAGAGGAAGAGACTGAGGGAAAGAAAAAGGAAAAGAACTCTGAGGAGACAACTACAATTAGCGATGTAAATATTGTAATGAAATTAAAAGAAAGAGGTTTAATAGACTTTGACTTAGAAGAAGGACAAGAACTTACTGAAGAAGAAGCTAGCGACTTACTTGAGGAAAGTTTAGAAGCTGCTGTTCAACAAAATTTAGCTGATATCTTTAGAGATCTTCCTCCAATAGTAAAAGACTTTAATAAGTTTGTTTCTGATGGAGGAGATCCAATGGAGTTTATTAAAACTCATAAAAATCATGCTGAAAAAGGATTATCTTTAGGTATGGATTTGTCTAAAGATGAAACTCAGGAAAAGGTACTAAGAATACTGTTTGCTGAAGAAGGTCTAGATGATGATTTGATTGATTCTCAAATTGACTTCTTAAAAGATAATGGAAAACTAAAGAGTTTATCTGAGAAGAAATATCAAGCCTGGTCTAAATCTGTAGCTGAAGAACAAAAGAAATTATTGGAAAAGCAAGAAGAAGATAAAAAGGACAAAAAAGAAAAGGAAAAAAAATACAGAAGAGATTTGGCTGATTTTATTACAAGCAATGATACAGTTGGAGATTTAAAACTAAACAAGAGAGATAAAAACTCTCTAACATCCTATATTATGGATAGAAATGTGAGGTTACAAAATGGACAATTTATATCTAGCTTTTATGCGGACTTAAATTCTGTACTGGGAAATACAGAAGCCATGGTCCAATTAGCAAAACTTTTGAAACTAAGAGACAAAGCTGGGAAATTTAGTTT